ACAACCAGAAACGGTTATAGAATCCACTTATTTTTTCTGTTAACTATGATTTACAACCCTTTCTTCTCAAACTCTGACAGTCTATTCAGTAGTTTCTTTGCACCAACAGAGATCTACGTTGTAGCTAAAGAGGACATTGAGAAAGCACAACAAGCTCAATACAAAGAGCAAGTCGAAGCAATCGACAAAAGAATACAATACCTCCAAAGCAAAAAAGCTGAGGTACAAAAATTAATCACACCCGCAAAGGAGACTGCAAATGCCTAAAAACGTCCACGTGACTGACGAAATCAAACTAGAAGGCTTCCAAGCCATACTTGAACCCGGCAAGTTCGGTTACTCACTCGCTGCTATCGTTGGCGAAGATGTAATCGACAAGCTCGAGACAGAAAGAGCCGAAGTCCTTAGATGGGCTGAAGGTAAACTCAAGAATCCAAAGAGAGCCACCCTTAAACCCACACCATGGGAGGAGGTAGCTGATGGTAAATACAAAATCAAATTCTCATGGGGAGAAGACAAGAGACCCGGTGTCGTTGACACAGAGGGTACACCAGTCACTGATGCAAAGACACCACTATATGGTGGATCAACAGTTAAGCTTGGTTTCTTTCAGAAGCCATACATACTCAGGGATGGCGTTACCTACGGAAGTTCTCTTAAACTACTTGGTGTACAAGTTGTGGCTGTAGGAGAAGGTGCTGCTGTAGACACAGATAGCATGGATGAAGATGCAGTTGCCGATATGTTCGGTACAACTGAAGGCTTCAAGACATCTGAACCTAAACCTGTAACCACCGCACCAGTTCCTGATGACGAAGAAGAAGAAGACTTTTAGGTCTAAGCTAGAACAAAGCGTCGCAGAGATACTGGATAAGGTAGGTGCTAAGTATGAGTATGAGAATCAACAGGTTGCTTATACCATACAGCACCACTACAATCCTGACTTTTGCCTAGTCAATGGTGTAATGCTAGAGACTAAAGGCTACTGGGACGCAGAAGATAGACGCAAGATCAAGGCGGTCATGCGAGATAATCCCGATCTTGATTTGCGTATGGTATTTCAAGCTCCTTTCAATAAGATCAGCAAGAAATCCAAAACAACCTATGCCCAATGGTGTGAAAAGCATGGCATCAAGTGGGCAAGTGCACACGCAATCCCCATAGATTGGTTAATATGAAACAAGAAAGCGAATTTGTGGCACACGAACCATGTCCTAACTGTGGCTCGTCAGATGCTAACTCAGTTTACTCTGATGGTCACAAGTTCTGTTTCTCGTGCCAGACGTACACCCCTGCGGAAGGGGACACACCTTACACCCAAATGAATAATGATGAACGAGTACAATTCCTCGGATCAGCTGAACAGCTGCATAAACGAAAGATCAGCGAATCCACAAACCAGTTCTACCGCATCTACAGATACGGAAACACACTCCGCTTCCCATATTATAACGAAAGCGGCCAAGTTGTTGGATTCAAAATTAAATCAAAAAAGAAAGACTTTCACTACGAAGGTGGAAAGACAGATCAACTCTTTGGTCAGCATCTTTTCCCCACCAACGGAAAGCGAATAGTAATTACAGAAGGAGAACTTGATGCTGCCAGTTGTTACGAGGTTATGTCAGGTTGGCCGATGGTCAGCTTACCTCATGGTGCGGCGTCAGCCAAAAAAGACCTCCAAAAAGCAATCCCATTCTTACAGGGATACCAAGAGATCGTCCTCTTCTTCGACAACGATGAAGCAGGGCGTCAGGCCACTGAACTTGCCTCGGGAATACTCCCATCTGGCAGAGTCAAGGTTGCCCGTCTCGAGAATTATAAAGATGCTTCAGATGCTCTCCAAGCTGGGGATTCTGACAGTATCAGAAAAGCCATCTGGGATGCCAAGCCATACAGACCAGACGGAATCATAGATGGTAAGAACTTATTTGACATAGTTACTGAACCAACCAAACCATGTGACCACAAGTATCCATACGCCGGTATGAATGACAAGCTACATGGTATAAGATATGGCGAACTTATTACGATCACAGCCGGTACAGGCAGTGGTAAGACTTCATTTGTTAGAGACCTAGCTACTCACTTGTGTCAACAGGGAGAGACAGTAGGTATACTAGAACTGGAGTCCAACACAAAGCGTACAGCTCTTGGCTTGATGTCAGCAGCTGTAGGTAAAGCACTCCACATCGGAGAACATACGGAAGAAGAATTAAAGGAGGCTTTTGATGCTACGCTCGCTAATTGGAACGTTTTTCTTTTTGATGGCTTTGGTAGCTTTGACCCAGATGTTATTTACAACAGGATCGAATACCTTGCCAGTGGATTGGAATGTCGTATTATATTCCTAGACCACCTCAGTATATTACTATCAGGACTTGATGGTGATGAAAGAAGAATGATTGACTCCACGATGACTAGACTACGTAGCCTAGTTGAACGTACAGGTATCACCCTATTTTTAGTATCACATTTAAGGAGAAGTAATAGTGACAGTAATTCGCACGAGGAGGGAGGACGTGTATCCCTCGGACAACTACGAGGCTCTCATTCGATCTCTCAGATCAGCGATAGCGTCCTCGCTCTGGAGAGAGACCAACAAAGCGAAGATAGCAACAACACAACAACTTTGCGAGTTCTTAAAAACCGTTACTCAGGAGAGGTTGGAGTCGCTACAAGATTGACCTATGACCTAGCGTCATGCAAATTTTACGAGGACAATGAAACTGAGACAACACCAATTTTCGACGCAAGCTCAGACTTCTGAGTTGCAGAAACCAAACCCACCTACAAAACAAGCAAAGAAACGTGCAAAATTTAGAGACAAAACCTATCACGCTCCTGTTCGATCTGGAGACAACACCTCTAGACGCACAAAAAACTGATATACATTGTATAGTTACACTTGACTATGAGACAGGTGAGACTACAAGATACAATGATATTGGAGGAGAACAACCTATAGTCAGAGCTGTTCAGTATCTAGATGAAGCTGACACTATTATAGGGCATAACATCATAGGATTTGATATACCTGTGATTAAGAAGATATACCCATGGTTTAATCCAAAGGGACGTATTATAGATACATTATTACTATCAAGGTTATACCATGCTGATATGCTTGAAGTCGATAGAAAGACTAAGCCTGCTGGTATGCCGCCAAAGCTGTACGGGCGTCATTCTCTGGAATCCTACGGCTACCGATTAGGAGAATACAAAGGGGACTTTGGTCAAACTTCTGATTGGCTAGAATGGAGCAAGGAGATGGAAGACTACTGCGTACAGGACACTATTGTTACGAAGAAGCTATGCCAACATTTCCACCCTTACCTGATTGGGTCCAACTAGAACATCAGGTCGCACAAATACTACAGAAACAGGAAGAGCATGGATGGTACTTCAATGAACGAGAAGCATACGAACTCGAATCAGCTCTCAGAGGAGAACTGGAAGAAGCTACAGAAATACTACGCAGAAAATACGGGTTCGTTGCTGGAGCAATGTTTACACCTAAGCGAAATAACAGGACACAAGGGTACGTACAAGGATGCTCATTTACAAAACTTAAACAACTTAACCCAACATCACGAGACCACATAGCATGGATACTGAAGACCCACGAGAACTGGACACCAGTCCAACTGACAGCCACAGGCAAGCCCGTCGTAGACGAGACTGTATTGAAAGATATTGGGTCGGAGACAGCCCTCTTGTTTCTGAAATGTCTCGATATTACCAAGAAATTGGGGATGATCTCGGAAGGCGTGAACGCATGGCAGAAGCTATCTACGACGTCTAACCGTATTCATCATCATTGCTCAGTCGCAACTAATACGTTTCGCTGTGCACACCGTAAACCTAACCTAGCACAAGTACCAAGTGACGAAAGATTTAGAAAGCTATTTCAAGCTACACCTACTAAAATTCTGGTCTCTGCCGATCTTAGTGGTATTGAGCTCCGGATGCTCGCCCACTATCTCGCCAGATACGATAAAGGACGATATGCTCGAATCCTTACAACAGGAGATATTCACCAAACCAATGCCGATAGAATCGGAATTACCCGTCGACAAGTTAAGACTGTTACCTACGCCTTCCTTTACGGGGCAGGGAACATCAAACTAGGGAGGAGTTTTGATAAGTTACTATCCGAAGAATCCGCTGCACAAAAGGGAGCGGATATACGTAAAGCTTATGTTGCTGCCATTCCGGGTCTTGCGGAGCTGTTACAGGCTTGTAAGAAGTGCAGTCAACGTGGTTATGCAAACGCCATCGACGGTAGGCGTATCAGCGTTGACAAAGGGCATAAGTTTCTCAATTACCTCCTACAGGGATCAGCAGCGACAATCGCCAAAAGATGGATGGTCATTGTAAATCAATGTATTCCACATGACGGTCATCAGCTATCATTCGTACATGATGAGCTAAACTACGAATGTTATCCCAAAGACGCTAAGGAATTAGCACTATGGCTCCCTATCGCCGCTAAACTAGCAGGCGAATATTACCACCTAAGATGTCCAATCGCAGCGGAAGCTAAGATAGGATTAACTTGGGCTGACGTACACTAACCACCATGAATTTATTAATAGATGCAGACTTCATAGTATATAAATGCTGTGCTGCCTGCGAAACAGAGATAGACTACGGAGAAGACGTTATATTTGTTACATCTAATTTTAGTGACGCATATAAAGCCGTAACCAATGAAATATCTAAAATAACAAAAGAGTTCGGCGATTTCGCCAAACCAATACTATTCTTTAGTGACTCTGATAATTTTAGGAAAAAAATTTCCCCAGATTACAAGGGTCATCGAAATAGAAAAAAGCCCTGTGGCTACAAACGTGTCATACGTAATCTAAGGATACAATACGAAGTGATTGTGATGAAGACACTAGAGGCTGACGATGCTATGGGTATCTATGCCACAGCACACCCCGGCAACATTATAGTCTCACCTGATAAAGATATGAGACAGATTCCGGGTAAGTTATACAACCTCGAAACCACTCAAGACATCACCGCTGAAGATGGTGCTAAATGGCACTACATACAAACACTTGCTGGCGACCAAACAGATGGTTACAGTGGAGTACCGGGTATCGGAGTGAAGAGAGCCGAAACTCTTTTCGACAAAGACGGCTACAGCTGGGACACAGTTGTAAAAGCATTTACAGATAAAGGATTGACAGTAGACGATGCTTTACTCAATGCTAGACTAGCCAGAATCCTAACACTAGATGATTATGATACCGAACGACAAGAGCCCATCCTATGGACACCGAAAGTTACCGCTGCCATTGACAACGGAACAGGACTTTAAGATGAGAGTCATCGAAGATAATATACGTAAAAATTATGATAAGAAGGAAGATATAATTACTGTCTTCCTTGCTTTACAAAGACAGAACTTTGCACTGTCCAACGCATTGAAACAACTACTAGAAAACGCTATTGTTTTATAACATGTCTAACTTAATCTCCCGTACTGGCAGGGTACAGTCTTGGATCGACGATCCTACATCAAGACTACCTGTGTCATGCACGACCTTCGTTGTTGAAGACAGCATGGAAGGTCCAAAC